TATGATTTAGCTAATTCAGCTATAACACTACCTTATTACTCAACAGCAAGAAGTCCTCAAGGGTTTCCTATGAGTCCAGAGAAGTGGAGTGAAGAGACTATAAACACAACAGATTCAACTCAAAACACTCCAACACAAAATGTATGGTATAACGTTGGTTCTACTTCTATTGATATACCAATAGGTGCGTGGAGAGTTTACTATAAAACAAATGTACAGATGATTGACTCTTCAACTGGTGTAGATGGCAAGACAACACTATCTACAGCTACCAATACTGAAAGTAATATCAATTTTACTCAATATTTTGGATATGCGGGTCCAACAGGTACTTTGGTTTTAACTATACCTACATTCGTAGAGAATCCTTTAATCTTAACAACTAAAGATACATATTATTTGAATTATTTAGTAAGAACTGCAACAATGAATAGTATTACTCCTAGAAATTCAAGAGGTGCAACAATAGTCAGAGCAGTATGTGCGTATTTATAATGAAGAACACACTAATAAAACTAATTATATATATATTAGGAATACTAACAGGTTTAGGAATAGTCTTATTATTTAAGGAATGCTTTTGTGCTATCTTACTTTATTTAGTATTTAAGTGATAAGTTAATTATAAGTTGATGTGGCAAAGTTTAATGAGTTTAAATATGCAGAAGAGAAGTATGGAGTCCAAGAGGGTTGGTATAATGCAAATTGGGATTATAGAGTAAAAATAACAATAGATAACACTCAAGTTGGTGCAACCTTAACTGATTTTCCAGTATATGTAGACCTATCAGAACTTCCTGCAGGATTCCATACTAATGTAAATCAGACAGATGCCAGAGATATTAGGGTTACTAGGTCTGATGGGGAAACAGAGTGTGCAAGAGAAGTCGTTGGTTATACTTCGGCAACAGATATAGGAGAATTACACTTTAAGGCAAACTCAATTTCTAGTTCGGCAGATACAGATTTCTATATCTACTATGGAAACAGTAGTGCTACCGAACCTGCTTCAAATGCCACTTATGGTTCAGAAAATGTTTGGACTAATAGCTATGGAGCAGTTTATCACTTGAAGGAGACTGGTGATGGCACAATAGGTGAGTACAAAGATTCTACTTCAAATAACAATAATGGGAGAGGAGGAGCAGGTACTTCTACGAAAGTTCCAACTGTAACAACCTCTGGTATGCTTGGAAGTGCTGAGGACTTTGATGGTGGAGATTATATAGATGTTACCGATTCTGCGACAGTAGACCCAACTGGTGCATGGACTCTTTCTGCATGGATAAAAGTAGATACATTAAGTGTACAGTCAGGTATTATTGAAAAGTATGACTGGGCAATTGGCAAAGGTAGTTATGGACTGAGGGTAAATACTGCAAATAAAATTCAAATGTTCCATATTTATGGTACAGGTGCTATATCTGCAACATCATCAGCATCGGTTACAACTGACTGGGCTTATGTAGTTGCTACATATGACACTACTAATAATAGGGTAAGAGTATTTCTAAACGATACCTATGCCGAGGTTAGTGACACATCAGCCGATGGTGGTAGCGATACAAGTATGAAAATAGGAGCAAGAGGAGATGATGCGACTGAGGAAATGAATGGGATTATAGACGAAGCAAGAATATCTTCTGTTGAGAGGAGTACAGATTGGCTTAGTGCAGAATATGTAAATCAAAGCACTTTTACTACATTTATTGATGTAGATGTTCAAGAAGCAAATGCAACGGATACAGACTCAGAGAGAGGATTGTACTTAGAAGGGAGTGTTGATTCAGATAGTGAGAGAGGTCTATATTTGGAAGGGTCGGTAGACAGTAATTCTGAGAGGGGATTGTATTTAGAAGGTTCTGTGAACAGTGATAGTGAAAGGGGTCTTTATATAGAAGGTAGGGTTTTAGAGAATAGTGAAAGAGGTCTATATATTTCTGGGGGTGGTGTGGTTAATAGTGAAAGGGGGTTATATATTTCTGGTATATCTACAAGTGATTCCGAAAGGGGATTATATGTAAATGGATCAGAGATACTTTCAACCGATTACTTCTATGTAGGGTTTGGTGAAGCCCCTACGGAAGCAGACAGTGAAAGAGGGTTATATCTTCAAGGAAAGGTTAGTTCCGATTCAGAGAGGGGTTTGTATATTAGTGGAACAGACACAGGTATTTCAGAAAGGAGTTTATATATCTCTGGGGGAGGATTATTAAATAGTGAAAGAGGTTTATATTTACAAGGAAGTGTAGATACAGGTAGTGAGAGAGATTTATATATATGGGGATTTGATACTAGCAGTTCAGAACGAGGTCTGTATATCCAAGGAAAACTTGAAGGTTCATCAGAGAGAGGTTTATATATTTCTGGTAAGGTTCTTGGTAATAGTGAATTAGAAATATATATACAGGGGAAAACATCTACAGAATCAGAGAAAACATTATATATTCAAGGGAGTATAGATTCAAATAGTGAGAGGGGATTATACATTGGTGGAACTAATGATACTTTATCAGAGAGGGGTTTATATATTGAAGGTTGTTCTGCAACAAGTGAACGAGGTCTTTATATAGAGGGAAGAATGTCTTCAGAAAGAAGAATCTATATTGAAGGTTCTGGTGGTGCAAACTCGGAACGAGGATTATATCTAAGTGGGGTAAGTACCTCTAGTTCTGAAAGAACCTTGTATCTTGAGGGAAGAGTTCTTGCCAATAGTGAAAGAGGGTTGTACTTATCAGGCATAGGATACGAAGGGTCTGAAAGGACTTTATATATAGAAGGGAGAATATTAGAAGACAGCGAAAGAGGGTTGTATATAGCAGGAAAGGATACTGATAACAGTGAGATTGTTCTGTATGTTCAAGGTAGTAAAGATACCGAGAGTGAGATAGGAATATACATCTCAGGTATTCCATCAAGTAGTGAACGAGAGTTATACCTACAAGGAGCAGAAGATAGCAACTCAGAGAGAGATTTGTACCTACAAGGTAAATTAACCTCAAGTTCAAATAGGGGATTGTATATCTCAGGTGGTGGGGTTGTAAATTCCGAGAGAGGTTTGTATTTAGAAGGGTTTGACACGGATAATTCTGAGAGAGGGTTATATTTAGAGGGATCTATAGATTCTAATTCAGAACGAGGACTATACATTTCAGGTGGTGGGTTAGTAGGTAGTGAGAGATTGTTATATTTAGAAGGTTCTATTGATAGCAACTCAGAAAGGGGATTATACATAGAGGGTTATATTGATACTGATTCCGAGAGAGGATTGTACATTTCAGGTGGTGGTGTAGTTAGTAGTGAAAGATTGTTATACATAGCAGGAAAGAACACCTCAAGTTCAGAAAGGAATTTGTATATCTGGGGAATTGATACTTCGGATTCAGAAAGGAATTTATATTTACAAGGGAAACTAACCTCAAGTTCAGAGAGGGATTTGTATTTAGAAGGAAGGGTTTTAGATTCTTCTGAGAGAGGGTTATACATTTGGGGGATTGATACAACCTATTCAGAAAGAACACTTTATCTACAAGGTTCAATTTCTGAGAGTTCAGAAAGAGGGTTGTATATATCTGGGGGAGGAGTAGTTGGAAGTGAGAGAGAGTTATATATTGAAGGCAAACTAACATCTAGTTCAGAGAGGGTATTGTATTTAGAGGGTGTTGATACTGACAGTTCAGAAAGGGGTATTTACCTTGAAGGTAGGGTTGTATCCAATTCTGAAAGAGGTCTGTATTTAGATGGTGTTCAGATATTATCAACTGATTACTTCAACATTGGATTCGGAGATGCTTCAGTAGGTAATGAAAGAGGGTTATACATTCAAGGTTCTATTGGTTCTAATACAGAAAGAGGATTATATATTGAAGGTATTGATGTCAGTTCTTCAGAAAGAGGTTTGTATTTGGTTGGTTCGGTAGAGAGTTCTTCTGAAAGAAGTTTATACATCTCTGGAAAGACATCTGGAAATAGTGAGAGGACTTTATATATAAAGGGGAAAGTTTCAACAGAATCGGAAAAGCATCTTTATATAGAGGGGGCTGATACTTCTAATAGTGAGAGGAACTTATGGATACGAGGTACTGATGACAGTTCATCCGAGAGGGGATTATATATCTCAGGTATTCCATCTACTAGTGAGAGAGGGTTATATATTGAAGGAAGAATGTCCTCAGAGAGAAGAATATACCTTCAGGGAGCAGGTGGGGATTACTCAGATAGAGGAATATACCTTAGGGGAATAAGCACATCTAATTCTGAAAGAACCCTATACCTAGAAGGGAAAGTAGAAGTTACTAGCGAAAGAGGGCTATACCTAGCAGGAGTTGTATATGAAGCACAGGAAAGATATATTTATATTCAAGGTAAAATAACTTCAAGTAGTGAAAGGGGTCTATGGATATATGGTAAAACCACAAGTGATAGTGAAAGAGTATTGTACTTGCAGGGGAGTAAGGATACCGAGAGTGAGATAGGATTATACATAGAGGGTAAACCTTCAAACTCCGAGAGAGGGTTATATATTGAAGGAAAGGAATATGATAACTCCGAAAGGTCTATATATATACAGGGGAAGATATTAGATGGCTCGGAAAGAGGGCTGTACCTACAAGGCAGAATATATACCAGTAGCGAGAGAGGGTTGTATATAGACGGAAAGGTTGTCAATTATTCAGAAAGAAATCTATATCTAGAAGGAAGGGTGTTAGATACTTCAGAGAGGAGTTTATATGTAGAAGGTATTGATACCTCCGAATCTGAGAGAGGGTTATATATTGAGGGTACTGTTATTAGTTCTAGTGAGAGAGGATTGTTCATAATAGGTGCTAGATGCCCTTGGAGTTCTGATGATACACCAAGTTGGAAAACGAGGAATAGGCAAAGTTGGAAGACAAAAGACACCCCTTCATGGAAATCAACGAATAAAGGAAAATGGTATAATGAAGAAGAGAAAGATTACGAGGTAACTGTTAAAAGGGCAAAATGTTAATTTGATTTTCAAATAATATGGGAATAGAAACTAAAAGGGGTTATATCACCAAAGCAGAGTTATCATCCTATGCAGATATAGCAATTACGGATGATGATGAGGCAATAGAGAGAATGAATATTGCAGAGGAACTAATAGATCGTTATGTAGGATTCCAAAATTCATTTATGAGATACGATATAGTGGGTACTGCTTCAGCAGGAACTACATTAACATTAACAGATACCAATTCAGGTTCTCAAATAAATAGTACGACAGAGAATAGGTTCTCTTATTGTATGCTTGAAATAATCGGAGGTACAAATGCAGGACAATCAAGGACTATAATTAGTAATACCACAACAGGAGTTCTAACAGTAGAGAGTGCATTCTCAAGTGCTATTGATAACACTTCGGTATACAGGATCTATCAGTTAGCAAAGTTCCCTAGAAGTCAGGACTACAAATTAGTCAATTCTATTTATTACAAGTTCATTCCAGAAGCAGTAAAGCATGCCACCTTGGCACAGGTAGAATATATGATTGAGATGGGAGATGACTTCTTCATAAGTGGGGTTGATAAGAAAGATGAGAACATTGATGGGTATAGTTACAATATACCTAAGAATGTTAAGAGAATGATTGCACCTAAGTCAAGAATGTATTTGAAAGGAATTTTCAACAGAAAAGGGAAACTTCTAATTTAGACATAAAGGATTATGAACTTTAATTCAGCCGTTACAATTTATGGTGTTGATGATAGGAATGCTTATGGAGAGAAGGGTTGGACAGCAGGCGTTGTTTCAAAGGCAAGGGTAGTACAAGAATCAGTTGAGGTTTTAGATAAGAGAGGGGAAAGAACCAATAGTGATTTGACTATACATTTACCTTTGGAAGAATACGATATAGAGATAGGACAGAAGATTGAATATGATGATAGAGATTATCTAGTATTAAAAGTATCCAAGCCAAAGAATGAGGTAGGGCATTATAGAGATGTTAAATTGATTTGCAAGTTATATGGCGAAAGTTAGCATTGAGTGGAGTAGTGATATACCACAAAAAGTAAAAGGGTTAATCCAGAAGACAGTAGAGGGGTTGTGGGAGGCATCTAGGGTTGGGGTGGATATAATAGGAAACGAATCAGAAAAGGAATGTCCTTTAGATATTAGTACATTGAAAGATAGTTGGAGGGTAACTCCATTGGGGAATGAAATAGGTTTTGAGTTTGGATATTATACTCCGTATGCTTCAAGATTACATGAGCATCCAGAGTATCATTTTCAGAATGGAAGGAAGGCAAAATATTTAGAAGATCCTATTGAACAAAACAAAGGGGATTGGCAAGGGCAGACAGTAAATAAATTGAAACAGATATTATTCTAATGAAGCAAGTAGCACTAGAAGTAGCAAACCATATTGAAGATGAAGGTCATGCAACACTTGGAACTGATCTGTTTGTGGATTCACTTCCAGATGTAAGAACTGATGTCATTGCTGTATTTACGACAGGGGGGCAATCTCCTGACATTGACTTGCCTATTCCATACCCTAGTTTTGAGATCTTAATTAGAGGAGAAAGTGCCAGTACAGTATTTGCAAAGATAGAAAGTATAGTAAGTGGACTGCATCAAACATTCAATGAAAATCTTGTAGTTGGTGGAAACTACTACTATTCAATATTATTAAATGGAGAGATAAGTAACCTTGGTAGAGATGATAAAAACAGGATTGAATATAGTGCAAATTTTAGATGTAAGGTAAGAGGGAGGTAAATATGTTAAAATATAAGGGTGAAGCATTTAGAGAATTAAGGTGTCCTAATTGTCATGCTTTGCTATTGGAGGAGTATTTATACTCTGGAAGATTGAGGATTAAATGTCCTAGATGTAAGGAAATAATCACCATGACATTCCAAACTCCATTAAAGGGTAGTTAAATTTAGTTTTTAATAACATGGCAGATATTGCAAATGTTAAACTCGGTGTTTGTACAGTAACATTCAATGATGTGGACTTAGGTCATACGAAAGGTGGAGTTGTTGTAACATACGAACCAATATATCATGATGTAACAGTAGATATGTATGGGGAAACCATAGTAGACAAGAGATTGTTAGGCGAGAAGTTTTCAGCAAAAGTACCTCTAGCAGAGGCAACTGCTTCTAACCTCGTAGTAGCAATACCAGAAGGATCAACCACAGGTGGAAAATTAACAGTCGGTTCAACAGTTGGAGATTCACTCTTAGATGATGCTAAGGAATTAGTATTACACCCATCAGAGAATGCAGTCGCAACTCTTGATGATGATGTTGTTATTCACTTAGCAGTTGTTGCAAGTACAATAGAGTTACCTTTCACTAATGATGGTGAAAAGATAGTAGAGGTTGTGTTTGAAGCCCTATTAGATGATACCAAAGATGATGGAAATTATCTCGGTTTCATAGGTGATTCTACAGCATAAATAATTTTAGCAATAGAACTCTTAAAGAGTCGCAAATTATATGAAAAAGTTAAAGATACAAATAAATGAGAAGGACTATGAGGTAAAGTCTTCCCCTCTAGTTAAGTTACTAGATGCCTTAAAGATACTGAAAGAGTATCCAGACAAGATTGGGAACATAGATTTGGAAGATAAAGAAAAGAATGTAGCAGTTATGATTGATTTAATATCCACCTCAAGTGGGGATATTTTTGGAATACTGTTTAATCTCTCAGGGATACCAGTAGCAGAAATTGAAGTATTAGATCTGGCTGACACATTGGCTCTTATAAATGCAATATTGAAGGTCAATGACATTGAGAGAGTAAAAAAAGAATTTGGCGAAATAGCAGGAATGTTCAAACAGAAGTCCAAGAAGTAAAGAGTGAAGGGGATTGGATTTATGGATTAACTGATATTTTGTCTTCAGAGTATGGGTGGACATTGCACTATATACTCAATGAGATTTATATAGATGAACTATTAGGTCTTTTAGAGAGTATAGAAAACAGAAAAAGGAGAGATGCCTTGTTGTTGTTAATGATAACACACAACCCCCATGTTGAAGACCCAAACAGATTGTTTAGGGAACTGAGTAATAGTGGCTTTGATACAAGAGGAGATAAGATTGACCGAGAGGGATTGAAGAAACTAAAAGGTGAACTAAGCAAAAAGTCTAAGTTAATAAAAATTAAGAAATGAAACTTGGAGATATAACAGCAAAAGTAGTTGCCGATACAAAAGGTTTTGTCGCATCTATGAATGGTGTTACTAAAACAATTAGTGGTACTACATCAAAATCTGCAAAGGTTATAAAGGGAATTGGTACTGCTTTTAGTAAAGTAGGTAAAGTTGCAGTCGGTGTAGGAAAGGTTGCTCTTGGAGCAATAACAACTATGTCTGTTGCAATCGGTGCTCTTGTGGCTACTTCATTAAAGAATGTTGCTGAATACGAACAACTTGCAGGAGGTGTAAAGAAGTTGTTTGAAGATTCTTCAGGAGAGGTTATGATGAATGCAGAGAGGGCATTCAAGACAGCAGGTTTGAGTGCAAATAAGTATATGGAAATAGTTACAGGGTTTTCTGCAAGTTTATTGCAATCACTAGGTGGAGATACAAAGGAGGCAACAGAACTCTCAGATATGGCAATCAAAGATATGTCAGACAATGCAAATACTTATGGAACAGATATAAGTATGATACAGAATGCATATCAAGGGTTTGCCAAACAGAATTTTATGATGTTAGACAACTTGAAACTTGGATATGGTGGAACAGCCACAGAGATGGCTAGGTTGATAAATGATACAGGAGTAATGGGAAAGAGTTTTACAGCCACAGCAGAGAATGTTAAAGGTATAGGGTTTGATAAGTATATAGAAGCAATCCATGCAGTTCAGGTAGAAACAAAGATTACAGGAACAACAGCCAAGGAGGCATCTGAAACTATAACTGGTTCAGTAAATAGTGCTAAGGCGTCATGGAGTAACCTTCTTACTGCCTTTGCATCTGATGACCTTGATACTATGTCAAATGCTCTTGAGGGTTTTGCCAGTTCTATTGGAGATGTGTTTAAGAATGTTATGAAGGTTATACCTAATATATTAGTTGGAATAGGAGAGGTTGTAAAAGAAATATTTTCTAGTATTGATTTGTCAGAAATGATTTCTATGATAATGGATCAGATACCAATGATATTAGATTTAGCAGTCCAGATAATCCAAAGTCTAGTAAGTGGGTTACAAGATAATTTGCCAATGATAGTTGGTTCAGCGATTCTGATTATAGATACTCTTATAAATGCTCTTGTAGAATTAGTCCCATTGATATTGAAAATGGGGTTAGACCTCTTAGTAGCACTAATAAAAGGGATTATAAAATCCATACCAGATTTAATTCCAGTTGTTCTTGATGCTGTAATGACAATTATCAATACAGTTGTTGAAAATCTTCCAATGATTTTAGAAGCAGGTATAGAGATATTACTAGCAGTAATAGAAGG